AAATCTTTGCGGGTTCATCACCCAAAAGGGTATCAATGTGTGTGGCAGTGTTAGGACACTTGATCTCTAAGCATCCATCATCACCCACAAGGCCATCAGGAGAGGCAGCAGACATGGCAATCCTTGGATGGTCAATAGCACCTACCTGATCGACCATATTGCCTGTTTTAGCCTCGTATGCGGCACGAGCAAAGGTTTCGTTCTCCACGCCCCATTCCATAGCAGCATTGCTGTAAGACTCTGCTACTTGGTTAGTCATGCGCTCGACTACCAGTTGAGCCATATAGTTTGCTCTGCTAGTGCTGTAACCTGTCTTTGTCTTAGCAACAATGTCAGAGATGCGAGATGCTGTAGCCTTGCCACAACGCTGTGCAAACCATTCGGGTGATCCTTGTTCAACTTCACTCATTTCAACGCTCCTTTACGCTTTTCTTTTGCATCAATTACTTTCTTCTGCCAGCCTTTATCACCAGCGCAAGCAGTGTAAGCAGTGCTGTATACATCTTTCAATTCCTCTAAAGTTGATGCCGCATCAATTGCTGCTAAGTGGTCAGTCATCATGCCTACATCAAGGTCAGATTCACCCTCTGGCAAATCTTCACCCGCATAGATATACAGACCCAAGCCATGCAGAGACAAAGCCTTAGTCATGCAACGCATGATGGCGGTGTTGACTGCAAACGCATCAGGATTAGGGATTGCTTTGTTTTTGTAGTCCATCACTGGTAACTGGCAAGTCATTGGTTTGCCAAACATAGTGACTGTTACGAACACCATTGCAGTACCGTTTATGTCCATGAAACATTTGCCATCAAACATTTCAGTCTTGTATATAGCATCTGGATCAGCTTTGATAGCTTCAGCCCATGCCCACGCCCATGAAAGATATGTCAAACTTCCTTTCTTCTCAGTATGTTCATTGACATTCTTACTGATAAGACTTAACACCTGTTCTTTATTCATTCCTCAACTCCTTTTATTGAACTCTACGAATTTGTTTAAACGCTTCTTCTTTCTTACTTTCTTCAACTCCTTTCTTTTCAAACTTTTTCCATGTTGCTGACACATCGGTCAGTGCTGAGTTCACATACCCAAAACTAGGGTCTGTAATCGGTTTAGATGGCATAACCACCTTCTGTACCTTTGGTTGCTCTTTGATGCGTCTAGCCGCCTTCTTTAGCGATCTCTGACGCTCTTTTAAACTGAGCGTTGGAGTCCAAATCTGAAAGTAAGATAAAAAACGAATCATCACAGCACTTATTTGCTGGATCACGAGGTTTAAGGCAGAACGAACAGCAGTATTCATTGGAATGCTCCTCAATAATTCTTTCTAGGTTTAGCTTAGTCTTCATTAGCGACCTCGCTTTTGGAATAGGGGTTGATTTTAACTTTTACCTTGCGTTCTTCCAAGGCTTGCTGTTGACGTTCAATCTGGTAACAACGCCACAGGTTTAGTTCTTCTTCTTCGTCTACCCAAGGGGTCAAAGGCAAGTCATTAGCGACCTGTGCAAGACGTTTTGCTTTTAGTTCGACTCTGGCTCTCACCATGTCGGCAACATCAGACCAAGCATTAGACTGTATTGCTTCTACGATAGCTTGACTATCGCATATCGCATCTGCAACATCCTCTGAACTCATATCTTGCAGTGCCATCCAAGTATCTCTTTCCAAATCAATCATCATTTACTCCTGTTTAAAACCTGTCAATGTGTGTATTCTGTCAGACACTATCATGATTAATATAGGTGTTTACCCCATCTAATACATAATTTTTGAACCTTCTTGGTTTGATTTTTCTTAGCGCACACTGCGCTGATTGACTTGTCTTTAGCCTTTTGCTGCAAAGTCATAGGCACTGGTGGGTCGGGAAACATTCCATTCCATCCAACTGTACCTAGCACAGCACTCAGGATAAGTCGGTCAATCATGTTTTCTTCTCCTCGGCAAAGCCGTTCTTTTCCTTGAGTTTGGCTTCAATGGCTCTGGCATAAGTGCTTCTGACAATGTGACCTTTTGACAATTCGCTAATCTCCTCATCCGTCAGCCCTACCCATGTGCGCTGTGGTGGTTCTGCCAAGGCATTGTTAAGAATAACTATCGCATCTAAAACAACATTTCTGTCTCTTGCAAAATGAGTAGTTGCAACGGCAAGTGCATTACGAACTTTCTGCAATTCATCATGCGTCATGTGTTCTTCATCTCTTTAAGATGAGCCTCCATTCGAGCCAACATTTCTTTGAAATATTCAATGCGAACATCAAATTTACTAAAATTATGGTCGTCTTCATTTACCACCACTTGAAAAGCAATTTGATTTTTTGCCTCGTCCATATGAGTAACTTTTATAACCCACGTCATGTATTCTTCTCCTTGAGCAACTCAATGGCTTGAGCAACTGCGCTCGCTTGTCCAAGGCTTGTGTTGTGAAACAAGTCTGTAAGTTCATCATTTGCCAGCCCTACCCATGCGGATGGCTTGCCAGACGATTCGCTGCGCTGTGGTGAATAGCGTTCATATTGGCATTTATCACCTTTTTCATGGTCGTTAAAACAAACCAACAAATCATTTCCATCAAGCTCAACATTCCAACGCTCTCTGACATTGCGTGGCTCTTGGCTTTCCAACTCTGCAATGGCTTTGTCGGCTACCAGTTTTGCAAAGGTTTCAATAATTGGAATATTGAACGCCGCAATTTCTTCCGCCATTCCGGCTTTAATTGCCATCTCAATGATTTCATCTTGTGTCATTTCTTCATCTCTCTGATAAAAATTGCAAAGCTGCTGATCGTATCGCCGCCAAAACCACGCATTCGTTCTATAGACATTGCCACTTCTTCGATCACGCCATTGCGTAACTCATCGTAAAACTGCTGTTGAGTTTTAGGCTCTGGCAGAACAGTGGGTTGATTAAACTTACTCATCGTTGTAGCTTTCTTCAAGTGTGCGTTCATCTAAATAAAACCAAGACTTGCAGTTATAGCAACGATAAGAACCCTGTTCAAACTGCAAAGAACCGCATCCAGAGTACGGACATTTCTCTCTGCTTTCATCAGCAAACAAGGGCTTCCAAGAGGATTCTGTCTTTATCATTTCACACCTTTCAAGTTATTGAGGCTTGTAGTGTATGACATAATATATTCTGTCTGACACTAGGATTTTCCCTAATTGTTAAATTGTCTGACACAAACAACAATTCAATCTTTTAATCAACAGAAGACAAAATGCCAAGACCGCCATCAGAACTAACAGGTAGCCACATTCAGATTGCAGTCAGGGTGACTAAATCCCTGAGAGATGAATTCAAGAATTTGGGAGGGGCAATGTGGTTGCGTAAACTACTTGCCAACTCCATCGAGCAAAAGCGTAAACAAGCCAAAAACTGATATAGTTATGCGAAACCCGGCTAAACAAGGATTGATCCCCTTGTTGAAAAGAGAACAGACCCCTCCTGCCGACGTTTCCTTTCAGGGTCTAGTTTGGGTCTGAAAAATGCACTTTTACCAATTCCACATTGGTGACTACAAGTCACATACACATCATTTGAGTCTTATAGAAGACTTGGCTTTCAGGCGGCTGCTTGACCATTATTATTTGCACGAATATCCGATTCTTCAAAGAGATATTGCTAGGCAGATTGGCATGAGAGAGCATGAACAAGAGGTTTTAACAGTCCTTAATGAGTTTTTTGTATCCACTGATAAGGGCTTTGTCAACCCAAGGGCAGACTCTCAAATCAAGACATTTCGTGAACATCAGGCTGTTTCAGCATGGGGTGCATTCTGTCGAGACAATCCAAAGATAAAAGAGTTTGCAGAAAAAGATGTTTATATTCAAAGGTTTAGCGATGGCACTCACAATGAATACATCTCTACATTGAAGACACATCATCTACCCACGATGGGTACATCATCCGCCCATGATGCAACCATTAACCAAGAACCAATAACCATTAACCATAAACCAATTGTTAAGGCCACCAAAGGCTCACGCCTTTCAGCAGATTTTGATTTGCCAGAAGATTGGATTGTGTTCTGCCAAACAGAACGCCCAGACTTAAACCCACAAAAGGTGTTTGATTCGTTCAAAGATTATTGGATAGCGAAATCAGGTAATCAAGGTGTTAAGCTCGATTGGACTGCCACATGGCGCAATTGGGTAAGAAACCAGAATGTTGCCAAACCGATGTTCAACAAGGCAGATGTTGTGCATCAGACAGTACCCGCAAGCTCATTCCGTGATCCTGCCCTTGTCAAACTTGATGAAGACAGAATGAAATCAGCACCGCCAAATCCAGAGGTTTTAGCTCGAATTAGGGCAGTTTTAGGAAAAACAGCATGACCAAGGACGAAGCTCACCAAATACTGGATGAACAAAAAGATGGAACACGACTACACCCAAACAATCGAGTTCGACAAGCTCTTAGGACAACAGGGGACATTAGCCGAGCATTACCAACGCACACTAGACCATTTAGTCAGGATGGCATCGACCAATGGTTGGAAAGCACACGCTTGGCACAGGGCGCAGGAGATGGATGCCGACCCGACAGGGATATGGAAGGGCATCAGTCAGGATTTGACGGACAGAATGAAAGCAATAAATGAACCCATTTCTGATAAATGAACCCACTTGCATCAGTTTTTCAGGTGGCAGAACATCGGCTTATATGCTTTATCGTATATTAGAAGCCAACAATATGACTTTGCCATCTGAGGCAATTGTCTGTTTTGCCAATACTGGCAAGGAAGAAGAAGCCACTTTGCAGTTTGTCCACGATTGTGAGAAAAATTGGGGTGTCGAGATTCATTGGCTTGAGTACAAATACGATGAAGTTCCGTCAAACAGGTGGAAAAGGGTAACTTTTGAGACTGCTTCTAGAGAAGGTGAACCCTTTTTTGAACTGATAGACCAAAACGGTTCGCCATATCTGCCAAACCCTGTGGCTAGGATTTGCACTGCCAAGCTAAA